TAGAAAGCCTCATGAAAAGCAATTCAAACCAAAGGCAACGCACATCAAAGATGGCATGAAGAAGAACGATATGAGTAGCATACTAGAAAATCTCTATCGTGATGTTCCATTTGAAAGTGCGAGAACGACTGCAAGCGATGCACCTTTTAAGAAAGGCTACAAGCCAAAAGAACTTCCAGCAGATTACAAAATGCCAAACGTTAGTCCAGTACTAGGTGGAGACGAAGAAAAGATTCCTACTGACGGTTATCTAGTCGGAGAAGATTCAATTGATTTTGATGAGATTGACTATGCTGACGAGACAGAAATTGATATCAAAGATGTTGGCGAATATGATCAAGAAGGCGAAATGGCCAAAGGTCAACTTAACAGAGCCGCAGACGCTGCATTAGAATTACAAAGCATCTTAGATGATGATGAGAACTTACCTGAATGGGTACAAAACAAAATTACAAAAGCATTAGATTATCTTGACACCAGCAGAGACTATATGAAAGGTGAACTAGACGAAGCACCGTTAGCAGGAACACAAGATATAAAAGACTATCAGCAAACTGGTACACCTGGACAACCTAATAATGTTCCTGATCAAAAGGGTGCAGGTAATTTAGGATCAACTGATGGAGTTAGCAAAGACACTGATCAAACACTAAGTGGTCCCATCAACAAAGCAAACAAAGCCAAGCAAATGCCAGAAGATAGCATTAGCAAGAAGAAATCTATCATGGACTTCATCGGTGACATGGAAAAGAAACATGCAGAAGATGTGTTAAGTGAACCTGTTAAAAGTTTTACAACAGGCAATGGCAAAGAAATAAAGATACACGGTAATGAAGATGATGGTTATCGAATCAAAGTTGACGGCAAAGAATCAAAAAGTTCATTTGGAAAACTTGACGATGCAGTTATCGCATGTGAAACATTTGTTCAAAGATCAATAGACTACGCAAGCGAAAGATAAAGGGAACATCCAATGAAAATTAACGAAGTTGCAGTACGCGAAGCTGAACCAAATTATGAAGTTAATCCAGCACAGGCTAGATTGGCAGCTATTGCTAATAAACTTATGGACAAATCAGCAACAACAACTGATGAAAGACTTGGTATTGCTCTATCTAAAGTAGCCACTCACTTAGGTGAATACGGAACTCCATTTGGTCCAAAGAACATGGGAGAGTTACTTGACAAGGTAAATGGCACAGGCAAATACGCACCAGATGATGACATGCCAATGGATGATAAAAATCCAATTAAGGTAACAAAAGAAACACTTATGAAGATGATGGACTTTGGTCAAAAGATGGTTGACAAAGAAGGCACTGTAAAGGTAGATGTCGAAGAAGGCATGTCACCAGAAGAAAAAGACAAGTATATGCGTGACAGAGGCATGAGAGAAGACACAACTGTAAAGGGCAAACCATACAGTGCATACAAAGCCAAAGCACAGTTAAGAGAACTAAGTGAAGCACGTCGTATGCTGGAAAATGAGATTATTAAATTAGGTGACCTCGACAACGGTGACCTTACTGATCAAATTACTACAATGTTTAATGCAAACACAAAAATGTCTGGTGCAATACGTAGAGCCTATAGCATAATACCAGAAGATCCAAGAGATCATATGAACGAAGCAGAACACTCACCTAATGTGATTGCACAACTAAAAAAGAAATATGATGAACTTGAAGACGAGAACCATCACGGTGAAGCTGCACTGCTATTGGTAAACGCATTTGGCGGCAAAGAAGAATTAGATATTATTAATGCAATCAATGCAAGGCACAAAAAGCGTGGTAGCATCATGCGAAGTGAGCAACAACTAAGAGATGAAATTGCCAGCCAGTATTACAAGATGCTAACCACAAACGAAGGTGTTATGTCTGATTTGTTTAAGTCAACTACAGACGAGAAAAGACAAAAGCGAAGAACCGGTGATATGTATGACCAAATGAAGGTTGAAAGAGAAACTAAAAAGTTTGAAAAGCAAGGCTTGTCACCAGAAGATGCACGTAAGTATGCATACCGTAAAGTACACGGTAAACCTGTTAATGAAGTTGCTGGTCCTGAAAAATGTTGGGACGGTTACAAAAAAGTAGGCACCAAGCCAGGCACAGGTAAGAACAAAGGCAAGCGTGTTAACGATTGTGAGAAGGCATAACAATGTCTAACAAAGATGTAACTCAAGGTTATATGGACCATATGAAGAAAGTTAACAAAGGTGAAGTTAACAAGTATCCTATGAGAGGCAAAGGCAAGCCACTTAGTCAAGCACGTAAAGATGCATTGTTTGGCAAGAAGAAAAAAGACCCAGACTATGTAGAAGAATATGTAGATGACAATCCAGGTAGAAAAAGTAAAGCAAAATGGAAACCAGATCCAACGCTCCAAAATCTAAAACTTGTTGATATACCTAGCGCCTACGAAAAACGTAAAGCTGCCTTAAAGGATGATATTGGTGGTGATATGAGTACTACCAATCAACGTACACAACGTATTCTAAACCTGATACGTGCAAATAACCCCGGTGCAAAAAACGACTTTGAAGCCGTGTTACTATCGCTTGCTAAAGCAAAGAAAAGTCTAAGCAACGATGACGACGAAGCAGCCATTTCAGAACTACGTCAAGACCTTGACGAACTTAGATTATTAGTAAATCAACTGAAAAATAAAACTACCTAACTCAACTTTGCATAATTAATTGTATGAGCCAATTAGATTACAAACCAAACAGTTGTAAAAACTGCGGACACTACAGTCATTGCGGAACTCCATTGTGGAAAGAAAACAAAGGCTATCCGCAGGATGGAAACAACCAGTACAAAGCCTGCAATCATTGTAGTTGCAAGTCTTGCAATAAAAATGACTAAGCCATTGATTACTGTGCTGTTACCAACACGCAAACGCACTGCTATGGTTAAAAAAAGTATTACAACTGTACTTGATTTTGCCACAGATCCTTCACGAATACACATTGCAGTAGCATATGATTCAGATGATGCAGAAAGTGAAACATACTTTACGAGTAATGAATGGAAGTCTCTTGTTGAAAACACCGGTGCTACTCAAGTTGTATACAAAATAGAGAGACAGGGGTGGATGGCACTTCATGAATACTATAACTTCCTTGCAACTAACATTGATAGCGAATGGTATTTTATATGGAACGACGATGCATTTATGCAAACGCAAGGTTGGGATCAAGAGATATGGGAAAATAAAAACTATAACAGTCTAATCAGTATGGAATCAAATGGAAAACGACCAGATAGCACACTGTTCCCTTGTATGCCAAAGTTATGGATCGATACGTTTGGCATGATTGGTATGAATCCTGTTGATCAATGGATACAAGATATCACATACGATATAGCATATAAAAGAATAAACAGTAAAATTTTTCACGATCACTTTGGAAGCACCGGTAACAACAATGATGAAGTATACCAAGAAACAAGCAAAAACAAAAAGTTTACCAAACGTGCATACAAGACTGATGAGATGGCCGAACTAAAACAAAGTTGGATTGAGCAATGGCGGAGTGCAATCAATGAAAACTAAAATAATAGTATTACAAAGCAGTGAAATCTCAGTGTCAATGGGTGCTAAATGTATTGCTCGTGCTAAAGAATTTGGCATTGATGCCGAAATGTCAAACGGCGTACACGGTGCAGATGCTCCAGACATTCTCAAAGGTTTAGGACTTCAACAATACAAACCTAAAATGAAAGGTGGTAGACTTGGCGTACTTGGGTGCTTTCTCAGTCATTATTTTTTGTGGGAAGAGTGTTGCAAAGTCAATGAACCTTATATGATATTCGAGCATGATGCATATATGCTACGACCATTGCCCGAGAACATATTAGATCTTTTTACAGGTATATTAAAACTTGATAGTTTAGATCCTTATAGAAAAACCTATACCGAAGAACTTAATAATCAGTCAACCAAACAAACTATATGGAGTTTGCACACTAGAACTGACCATGGAAAGCATGTACACACTAGAGGACTGTACTCAATCGGAGGTTACGGTTACATACTAAAACCGCAGGCAGCATATCAGTTAATTGACCAAACTAAAAAATACGGATATCGTCCAGCAGACCATGCACTGCACACTAGCAAGCATGTTGACGTACACCATATAGCACCTAGTGTTGTACGCATACATCCAGAATATCAAGACCACCAATTAATGAGAACACTATCTCTAACACGCAATCTAGAAAGTAATAGCCTAAGGATCAAACCGTAGGCTACGGCGGGAACTGCCTTGAAACCAAGTTATCGCTACCCTGGTTTTTAAAGTGCCATTAATATAAAAGGTAAGTGTATGAAAGATATAATGTTACATCCTGATCCATGGGGAGGTATTGCTACTCGGTGTACTATACCCAACATGGAATGGATCCAAGAACTTGGTAACAAAACATGGTGCGACTTATGGCTTCAATGGCCATCAAAACAGAAAATCTTGTTACCACAAGGATATAACTCGTACGTAGTGAGTTTTCATATGGAAGCAGTTGATCTAAAATGGCTGTGGAATCAATCTAAGCAGATTGAAGCACCTATTATTGTGTTAACCGAGTGCGATCATTACGATACACCATTGCCTACAAACGTAACTATCCATAAGTTTTATTGGTGGCATCAGTCAGTAGAACTTATAAAAAAATTGTATCCACAACCTGTTAGTAAACAGATCTCTCATCAGTTTAGTGCAATTTGCAATCGTATAACACAAAGCAAACTTTTAATAACAACTGCACTACTAGAACTAAACACTAATAGTATAATCAAATTATCAACTTGGAAAAGTGAATGTGCCGAACTTAGAACGGGCAGTAAAATGTTAGACAAATTACATGATACATTTTATAACAAATGGTATGGACAGACAATTGATCTAGAAGATACACATACAACATTTCAAAATAACACATATTATACTTCTGATCCCTGGACTGATGTTTATCAAAAATGTGCCATGCATTTTACAAATGAAAGTTTTCACTATAGTTACATGCAAGATGAATTTGGGCACTATACATACCCTGGTCCGTTTATAACAGAAAAAACATTAAAGTGCTTAGTTGGCGCAACTGGGTTTATTCCTGTTGGTCAATTTGATACCTACAACGCATTGACAAAAGTTGGATTTAAGTTTGACTATGACTTTAATACTGACTTTGACAGTGATCATGGCAATATTTCAAGACTTGAAAGCATGGTAAACTTGATTGAAGAATTGTCAACCTGGACCAAAGAAGATTTATTTGAAGCAACCAAAGATAGCTCAAATTACAATCAAGAGTATATATATTCTCAAGACTTTTATAGATTCTGTGAGACACAAAATCAGAAAGTAATCAATGACCTTACCTAAATTTTTAATTTTTAGATTTGCTCCTGGAGCAGCAGGTAACTTTGTAAGTTCAATGCTACAATGCAGCCCTGAAGTAGCACATATGTCTAGTGAAGAGCAATCTAACAAGCCAAATAACAGTTGGATACAATACTTTAAAAAAGTGTTCCATAATGATCTTGCAAACTGGACACATAAAGAACCAAGTAGTGTTTACAATTGGGGGACAAAAAACATTTTTTCACAAAAATTTGATAGAGGAGACGACCTAACTGTAGGAAAGTTTTTAAAACTAGAAGAAGAATACTGTACTGAATACTATCATCGTGCAAAAGATACTGGATTGTTTATTCCAATATTTTGGCATAAAAACCATATGCCTAAATATTTTGCAAACAGTATAACTGTAACAATAGACATTGACAATAAATTTGCACAAAGATGGTTTCACAGAGCAAGATACAATAAACACTATAACGTTCGTGCAAACAAACACGGCATTGAAGTTGACATAATGGAAAACCGTCCTAACTATCAAGTAGAAGGTTTCGACAACCCTATTTGGAAGCAATACAGTAACCTATATAACTTTGTACGTCAAGAGATTATTAAAGATACTGTTAGGCAAAACTTTATCGGACTACAAAATGTTCAAGCATGGCATATACCAAACATCACTATTAATCTAAGCGATATTTTAAGCAATGCATTCATTGACCAATATCATCGTATTTGTAGCTTCTACAAACTTACACCTCTTAAAGACACTATAACGGTTATGCAACTACAAGAGCATTGGATAAATTGCCATAATAAAACCGTTGACAATAACAATTAACTGTTGTATAATTAGTTTTTAAAGGAGTATAAGTATGACACAATTTGATCCAGATCAAAAAGCAAAACTAACACAGATTATTAACGAAGGCATGACTGTAATGAGTGAAGTTGAAGCACTTAACGAAGGTCTAAGTGATACTATAAAAGCAATTGCAGAAGAATGCAATATCAAACCAAGTGTACTTAAAAAAGCAATTCGTATTGCACATAAAGCAAGTTACACTGCTGAAAAAGAAGATCAAGAACTACTTGAAGAGATACTAACAACTGCTGGACGGACACTTTAATTGAGTTATGTTGATGCACTATTTGATAGAGAAAAAGATCGCATTCATGTTGTAGAACGTGTAGATGGTAAACGAGAATATCGTGAGTACCCTGCTACCTACTGTTTTTACTATGCTGACCCAAGAGGCAAGTACAAAAGCATATATGGAAACCCAGTAAGCAGGTTTTCTACACGCAACAACAAGGAGTTCCGCAAAGAACTTCGTATGCAATCTGGCAAGTTGATCTTTGAAAGCGACATCAATCCAGTTTTTAGATGTTTTGAAGAAAACTATAAAGATGATATTGCTCCAAAGTTACAAACTGCATTCTTTGATATTGAAACAGACTTTGATCCTGTAAGAGGTTATAGTTCACCAGCAGATCCGTTCAATGCAATCACTGCTATCTCAGTATACTTGCAATGGATGGACCAGTTGATTACACTTGTACTTCCGCCCAAGACATTAACTTGGGAAACTGCACAAGAAGTCTGCAACAAGTTTGAAAACACCATGTTGTTTGACAGAGAAGAAGATTTGTTAAAAACATTCTTGGATCTCATTGACGATGCTGATGTGCTTAGTGGATGGAACAGTGAAGGATATGATATTCCGTACACTGTCAATCGTGTAAAAAAACTCTTGAGCAAGGATGATACACGTAGATTCTGCTTGTGGGGTCAACTTCCTAAGAAACGTATGTTTGAACGTTTTGGTGCAGAGAATCAAACGTATGATCTAATTGGCAGAGTGCATATGGATTATATGCAACTGTATAGAAAGTACACATACGAAGAGCGTCACAGTTATAGTTTAGATGCTATTGGTGAATATGAACTTGATGAGAAGAAAACTGCTTATGAAGGTACATTGGATCAACTGTACAATCAAAACTTTGAAACGTTTATAGAGTATTCAAGACAAGATACTGCACTATTGGATAAACTGGATAAGAAATTGCGTTTCCTAGCACTTGCAAATGAACTAGCACATGCAAATACTGTGCTACTACAAACAACAATGGGTGCAGTTGCAGTTACAGAACAAGCAATCATTAACGAAGCACATGAACAAGGCTTGGTTGTTCCTAACAGACGTGAACGACTAACAGATGAAGATACACAAGCGGCTGGTGCTTATGTTGCATATCCTAAGAAGGGCATGCATGAATGGGTAGGTGCTATTGATATCAACAGTTTGTATCCAAGTGCAATTAGAGCCCTTAACATGGCCGGTGAAACTATTGTAGGACAATTGCGTCCTGTAATGACCAACAACTACATAAAAAACAAGATTGACAACAAGAGTAGTTTTGCTATGGCTTGGGAAGGTTTGTTTGGTTCACTGGAATACACTGCGGTTATGAAACAATCTATTGGTACTGAAATAACAGTTGACTGGGAGAACGGTTCAGAGAGTGTACACAGTGCCGCAGAGATTTGG